GGCTTATCTAAACTCTCCCTCGACGCATACTAACCGATGCGCTTGGCCATGTCTCATGAATGAGGTCTACGGTAACGACCCGCCCGTGTCTACAAAACTACTTATACTAGCTTAATTGCTAACTTAAAAACTAAGAGAGGAAGACTTGAAGGCCTGGTATCCCACTCGGTGAAACCACCGGAGTGAAATACCCTGCGGAGGGAGCTTTGAGGAAATGAAAAGAAAAATCATCACCTGCTGACTTAAGTAAGAAAACGAGCTCTTCAGTGGAAGCATTATTACTACCGCATCTAAGTGAATATCCTGTAACGCTTTCATCAGCCTGCGCAGAATTGTGATTCATAAGCGCATTGGTGTAAAAAGGAATTTCTGCATCAAGTTGAGGTAGCTGCATATTAGCAATAGACGTACCAACAACTTGCTCAGTATCTATTTGGACACCAACTGCACCCGTAGGACACCAATTCTTTGTCAAACCACGAACTCGTATACTACCTCTCCAAAAACGGAATATAAGGCCAAATTTCTCAAGACCAAACTGAGCCGTTTCAGGTTCAACAATTGGTTTGATATAAACTTGTCTATAATCCTTATTGACGAGATAGTAGGCATGGTACCTGTGGACAATTTCTCGCATAGTTGTGTATTCCTCGCCACAAACCAAATTTTTAGGAGCATACCCCAAACAACTAGGGTGTATAGGCTCAAATGGTTTGGCAAAGTCCTCCCGAGGGTTAGCCTGTGTAACAAACGCACTCTCAAGGAGACAACCAAACTGGAAATCATCGGCACCAGCTTTGTAGACATTCACATATATGGGTGTCACAGCTGCCATGTCAGGTTGAGACCAAGATAAAATTTGCATCCAAATTCCAAATTCTGAATTCTCTCCAGATTTTTTCATAACGGAGTGGCCAATATAAGGCACTGTGAATTCTACTTCAGTATCACCCTGTATGTCAACGACAACATGGTAACAATTTTCCCACGCAGCTGAATTCGTGTCAGACAAGTAGATGACAGCGCGAACAGCATGCATAAGTGAAGCTGTAATATAAAACCTAAACTTATAAGAACCTGAAACATATTTGAACTGCCTACTTAACCAATCAACATGACACAACCTTACATCATTACGATCACACGTTGCTATTTTAACTGGAGGAGAATCATCATTAAAATCTTGAATATTGATCAGCATAGGGTTTTGAGCTATGTAAGCCAAACTCATTTCGTCAAGACCAATCCCTCCAACTAAAGGTTCGGTAGAAATCTGATTCTCTGGGTCCATGGCTATCTTAGTAGATTTATCAACACCCTTGCCATAACTAATATCCGAATTAGGATTAATTTTGGTAATTTGTGACATATCTACTGAAGATGGTTTGGAAAGTCCAAACATTGCACCTGAAATACCAGCCATTGCCGTTTCACCTCCCTTGCCAAAAACAGATTCGGTTACTTTATCAATGGCAGTTTCTTCTAAACCACTAGCTAACGCTGCTGGATCTTCTAATGTGGCACCAACATGACCTGATGAGGATTTTGCTCTACCTTCAGCTCCCTTACTAACAGTAGACATACGTCCACTTTCAGTAACGAAATCATGAGGCAAGAAAACCTGTCCTTCGAGAAACTGTGCTGTAACCAAAACTCTAGCATTATTAGCTGCACCTGTGATGTCTTTCAAAGGATTCATGACCATCATTGTAAAACGGCCAATCTCATCGGGATCAAAATTTCTTAAATCTACTGCTCTAAACATAGAAATGAACGGAACATCAAAAACCACAGCTTCAGAAGCGCTTGCAGAAACAATGACATGTGGAGAACCACTAAGTTGATAGACATTTGGGTAAAGAGATAAACCTGTCGAAATAGGTTCAAATCCCACTGCAATTTTGCCATAAACAAACTTACTAGCAGCAACACGAACTGTGAAACGCACGCCTCCCTTAAAATATCTGAAATCTTTGATTTTGTCTTTTATGAACTGCTGATCAAACAAAACTTTTGGAAACAAATATGGACCGATAATAGTACCGGAAGCCATATCTGTAGTCCATAAAGCACTGTCAATCAAATATTCACGATTCAACGTATCATTAAAATCGAAAATTTCAAAGTTAGTGGTGTCGTGAACTTCTTGCATGATGGTTTTACCTACCACTGTGGATCCAACTGGTGCTGCATCTTGATATGAACCAAGTTGTACTTGTTGTGTGATCCCTACATCATTTACTGCACGCTCTGTATACTGCGTGTTATCTGAATTTACTACTGAAGCAACTATTAACTAAAACAAATTTAAAGTATTCCTACTATATACAAACATATGCTGGTGCAAAGTTAACTTAAGAGTTTTTCTGGCTAGTAATTACTACTTGAAGGCGTTTCTTCGGGTGGTAAAACTTGACATAATATGCAAAATAAGTTTCCTTTGCATCTGCTATAGCCTCATAAAGACGTGGTATCCTTAGTTTGACTTGAGACAAGAACTTTTCAGAAACGCTATCGAAAACGTCTTTTGGGTGGTGAGATAACTCCAGGAAAAATGAACGAGCTGTGGAAACCATAGCTTTATCATGCCCAGAAGAACCCCACAGAAAGTATGTGGATTCAACAATCGTTGTAAGCTCTAGGGGAGCTCGAAAGTTGGTTCCATCTTTAACAAATTCTCGAGCAAGGAAACGAATGGTACTAAGTGTATCATGTGACTCATTCTCTGATTTGGAAAAATGAGTGTAATCCATGTCAAATCGAGATTTAAAGAAGGGTGTTAAATCGGAACATCTGATACCTTCTTTTTCAAGACCCATTACATTATCGTCTCCATAAACGACCATCTCAAATTGATCAGCACGGAGATCAAAGTCCTCAGTAAGAACAACAAAACACATAATTATATTACACAAAGAATTGTAAATAGATGTGATAGGATTTCCAGATGGATTCCCATCGACAACT